CAAAAAAACATGACCAGGGTAATGCTCAGGATGATTTGTTCGGAAGTCGGTATCTGACCGGAGATTTGGATTTCATACTAGCTTGCTATAAAATTCCTAAGCGAAAAGGATATGTTTATGTCCGTAACGCCAAGAATCGTTATGCCGAAGAGCACCCCGATCTCACTATACTTCGACAGCCTGATCTTACTTTCAAAGTGGATAAAGTCCACGACGATGAAGATGGTGTCGAAAGTTTTGGACTCCTAGAAAGCTTCCTCAATGCCAAATCTGATCGCGGATCAAGTTCTTAATGAAGATGTAGCTTACGGACTTCTTACTAACGCTCTAGAGTGCGGAACGCCAAGAATAGCTATCGACACAGAGACAAACGGAGAGGATGTACGTGATGGACGAGGGTACGCTTATGGCGTTTCCGTGGCTTATAGATCGCCGAACGGGCTGGTCTCTTTCTATATGCCATTCCGTCACAACAACCCAGGATCAGTCGGAAACTACGAGTACTCACGTTTTATGCGGCCGCTGCAAGAAATCATTTCACGTCGAACATGTATTTACCATAATGCCAAATTTGATCTGGTTTCCTTGCGAACACTGGGCCTTGATATGGAACGGTCAGAGTTTCTCTGTACAATGAAATTGGCCCATCTGGTCAACGAGAACCTGTTCGATTACTCTCTTGACTTGGTGTGTAAGAAGTTCCTAGGTCGGCCCGGTAAGCAGAAATCTGAAGCCTTCAAGAAGTTTGAAAAGATAACTGGATGGGCAGGAATGCCTCCGGAGGTTCATGGTGAATACGCAGCCTATGACACATACTCTACGCTTGAGCTTTTTGAGGCACTACAGCCTCAGTTGGCGGCGGAAAACCTCCACGATGTATGGACTCGAAAAGCAGACTTCATTCGAGTGCTCATTGACATGGAGAGGAATGGGGTACTTGTCGATCAGGATTTCTGTGACGCAATGGCGGAAGAAGGCGAAATTCGGCAAACTGAAATCAGAGCGGTATGGAAGGCCCGATTCGGCAAAGATCTTAATCCAATGTCACGGAAGGACCTAGAGTTCCTTCTGATTGACCAACTTAAGCTGCCAAAGCTCTATCACCCTAAAACTGGCAAAATGACCTTCGACAAGTCTGCCATGGAACAGTACGAAGAAGTTCTTAAGCTCATTAAGAACCCTCTAGCGGAGGAAATTCTTGAGTACCGGGGATGGAACAAATCAGTCTCGTCCAACTATCAGTCTTACCTGTCGCACTTGTCATCAGATGGAAGGCTCCGCCCTAACTTTTTGGTGCACGGAACCAAGACCGGCCGATTGTCTTGCCGAGAGCCAAACCTTCAACAGATTCCGCGACGCGGTGAGAAATCGTGGAATGGAGAAATGAAGAAATGCTTTATCCCGGAGCCTGGTTATGAACTCATTGAGTGTGACTACTCCCAACTTGAGTTTCGGCTTCAAGCTGCCACAGCCCGTGAGCAATCTCTTCTGGAAATTTTTGCAGACCCAAGACGAGATGTTTTTGGTGAGCTTGCTAAAAACCTGGGCTGGGAGAGGCAACTCGCGAAAACGTTCGTTTACTCTACAAGCTACGGCGCTGGGGCTGAAAGAATCGCCTTTGTTTTCGGTTGTTCTAAGGAACAGGCAAGAAAACATATTGACAACTTCTATGAACTTTACCCAAATCTCAGAAAAGCGTCCCGGATTGCGCAGCGCGAAGTGGAGCGTCGAGGCAAAGTTCAACTTCCGTCCGGACGTTACCGTCACTTTCAATTTCCACAATCTGAATCACACAAAGCTTTTAACTCTTATGCCCAAGGAGGCGCGGCAGATATTGTAGAAGATCGAATGGTGGCTTGCGCAAAGGCAGGATTGAACGATGGCAAACGATCCCGAATGCTCCTCCAAGTGCACGACAGTGTTGTGTTTGAGGTCCGTTCCGAAGATGTTGCTGACGCAAAAGTGGAAATACAATCCATCATGTCTAACGTGGTGCCAGATTTTGGAGTTGTTTTCAAAGCCGAACCTAAGCGATGGGGCGAATGACTAAGATTCTGTGGACACAAGATAGAGATTATATGTGGCACGCTAATGTAGGTACCGCACAAGATCACAGCATTGCATTTTGTGGTCCTTTTGACTGGGCTAATGGGGGAATATTTAACTACCCACGACATATGTTAGCATTTTCTGACATATGTAGAACTTGCAATGACAAAGCAACGGAGATTAATAATGAGCGAGTTTGACGGATTTGTGTTTCTTGATCTGGAAACTACTGGACTTGATCCAGTTCTGGACAGCATCCTAGAAGTCGGAATTCTCGTAACCGACAAGGAATTCCAGACAATTGTGGAGTTCAGCCAGGTCTGTTATTTTGATCTTGAACTGAACAAGAACAGCATTGATGAAGTTGTGCTGGAAATGCACACCAAGAATGGTCTTTGGGAAGAATGTGGTAAGTCAGAACTGAATTTCCTAAAGGTAGAAGAGGAAGCCATTAAGTTCCTAAAGGATGGCGGCTGGGATAAGCAGCCTCTCGCCGGTAACACAATTAACTTTGATAGGAGCTTTCTGCACGCTCAAATGCCTAGGCTAGAGAGCACCTTCCATTACCGCAATTTTGACGTGTCAACAGTTCGACAACTTTTTGCGAAGTTCGGTTGGGCTTGGCCGCCTGCTAAAGAAAACCCAGCCGCCCATCGAGGACTAGCTGACTGTCACGATTCCAAGCAAGAACTTCACTACTTTGTCAATGAAATTCAAGGGCTCATGTGGTGAACAAGCTTATCCTAGCTGTCGATCCAGGCAAGAGAAATGGTATAGCACTCTTCCGGGACGAGCTTGATGGAGAACTTGTTGTTAACATGGTGATGAGTGTTGACGAACTTATCACCTGGCTAAACACTGTCGAGAGTGGCCTGTCGGCAATTGTCTACGAGGACTTCATCATTGCGCCAGGGAAGAATCACGGTTCCAAAGGTGAAGCAATGCAGACCATTGGTATTCTCAAAATGGCTGCCAATAGGCTACGCATACCGATCACTAAGCAGCGGCCAGAGAACCGGCTAACCGGCGCCAAATGGGCAGGAGAAAAAGTTCCAAAGGGACACATGCCTGACATACAATCAGCACGACTACATGGCATTTTCTACATGCGCCGACAGGGTAAGTTCACTACCGTACTAGAAAGAGAAAAGCATGTGTCGAAATCGGGGTGACTATGTTATGCCTGAGATTGAGTGGTGCGCCGATCCGGATGACCATGAAGCTGGGTCCGAACCTGGTTGCCATAACTGTCAGGTGTATCTAGCGGACAATCACTCTTACAACAACAAAAAGGGAAAGAAAATCATGGAGCTCGACCTTAACGATCCCTTCGACAGTGCAGTGGCCAAGCTTGTAGCCATGAATCGAAAGAAGAGGGCTGACTATGCAGCTGATTCTGATTGGGCAAGTAACTTTAGGGATGTGGCTGGCAATCTCGCTTTGTCAGGATTTGGCCCGCCTGAATCGGCCCTGGTCCTACTACTCACAAAGATTGCGCGACTTCGTTCTCTACGGCTCAACGGGAGAATGGAGGACCCATCCAACGAATCCGTACTGGATACTTACCTCGACCTGGCTGTGTACTCTGTTATTGTTTTTGCCCTAGTGTCGGAAGCTGCCGATATTGACCCTGGTATAGACTATGATCCCAATGCCATTCCGTATGCAGAACTAAATAAAATGATGATGGATGATACGAAATGGATTGGTGGACAATAATGATTATGGATATTATTTGGCCACAGACTCTGACACACTACTGGATCGGCGTTATTATCTGGTTTGCGATTTGTTTTACAGTCAGTGTCATCGCTATCCAGAGCTACGAAGGTAGCCGAGAAGATGCGCTTTTCTTTTCCGCTGCTACTACTGTAGTCATTGCTTTTGGTTGGCCAGTAGAGCAATTTATTATGTATGCCATCGCTTTGTTTCTAGTTGTTGCCTACGCTATTGACGCAGTAGCCAAGCCTAACGACAGGTTAGAGGTTGATGACCGATGGGCGAACTAAACACTAAGCAAAAGGAAATCAAGCAACTCTGGGAAGTCTACAAGAACTTTGATCTAGACGAGGCTCTAGAAAAGTTTGCCTCTAAACCAAAGGGCCGGCCACCAGGAAAGAAACCGGTTCCAGAGAATATCGACACTGCTGATTCAGCGATGCGGGAGGGCCGCTTCCTACTTGAACATTTGGAGAACGTAAATGTACCCATGGTCAGGAAGCAGTGCAAGCAATGCGGAGAAGATTTCCTGGCGAGCTACAAGCATATCGCACTCTGCTCCGACACTTGTCGGGCAGCTTATTTTCAAAAGAAATATGGCTTTGTCTGGAAGCCGGAACGTACGGAGAATGAGCGGTGGGAGTTTTGGAAAGTGCCACCATCCATTATCAGCCCAGCAACTCTCAAGAGGCTTGAGGCGTTTGCCAGGGCAATCCTACAACTCGACTCTCCGGAAGAAGATGCGGCTCAAACCAGTTCCGAGATTGGAGGGACTGGCACAACTCCTAGACAAAGACTACCAGCGGATTATGAAGTGGAGAACGTTACCAATGCAAGTAGACAAAACCCTTCTGAGCTTAGAAGGCTTTGCAAAGAAGGAAAAATAACACCACACGAGCTACAAGAACAGCTTACTGCGATTTTTAGAGGATAGGAATTGCCTAGCTACACGTTGCAGTCCTGCTCTCTCTTCTTCTGATTTACCGCCCCATACCCCAACTACATTATGGGTTATGGCATAGTTTAAGCATTTGTTTATAAGACAACAGCCTGAGCAAATCTTCTTTGCCGCCTGAATTCTCTTGGCCTTTTCCATACGCGATATCTTCTCGTCAGGGAGGAAGAATGCGTCTGTATCCATTCCGACACACTTAGCGCCGGACCACTCGCGTTCCCACGGCGTATAGGCGTTTGTCATACCACACATGGTATCATGCGAAGGAGACACCGAGAGTGTGAGGAGTATAACACATGGGAATCCGTGACTGGGCCGACGTTCTTCGAGCTAGTCCAATCTTTCCATACAAAGTAGCAGAACACAACAACTGGCGAAACAATCAACCAATGGGTCCGCTTCATAGCCTGGACTATCTTGTCTGGCACCATGATGGTTCTCCGCCCGGACCTACTCCGGGTGATGTTGATTGGCTGATTAACGCATACAATGCTGAGCAGCCGTCAGCACAAATCATTATCGGCTATGATGGAACTTGGCATTTTGTCGGAAGCGGTCTTGCATGGCACGCCGGTGTCACCGATAATATCGTCACAAGCTATAATTCGGCTGGCACAGAAACAGATCAGACGACAGGGGAACAACCTTCACCTGCTTTGATCGACAGCGTGCAACGAGGCTATGCCTCTATCTTTCGACATGAAGGCTGGCCGGCTTCGCGAATGCGATTCCACAAGATGATCGCTCGCCCTGTCGGAAGAAAGCCTGATCCTGATTTTGGAGAAACTGGTTCATCTTACGATCCTGCTGTCTGGCAGAGGGAATGGAATGAACAGGTAGCAATTATTCAAGGTCTCATCGACAGCGGCAAACCTGCAAATTGGTGGAACCAATGGTTTCCGGCAGCCTAGTAAAATCACCTCACTATGACTTCTACAAACAACAGGTAGACAAAGCAATCAGAGATTGTAGGATGTGGAATGACAAAGTCAGACTCATTGTCTACACTACAATTATCACTGAAACTTGTGACGGTAGACCTTTTGGCTGGCTCAATTACACTAACCCTAGGGAACCCTCCTTTTACAACTACCATCCTAATGACGGCGATCCCCCTAGTAAATCTTGGTCTACTCAGCGAAGTGGTGGACTTTTTCAGCAACAGCCGCAGTTTTGGGGACCTGATGTCATGGACCCTTACAAGGCTGCCACAGGGTTCTTGGTCGGATTCAAGTTCCCTAACGGTAGTAGTGCGGCAGGACTGAATAAATACGATTGGCAGAATATGCCGATCCACGAAGCCTGTCAGAAAGTTCAAGGTTCAGAGTTCTCGGCAGGCGACAACTACAAACGCAACATCCAATATGCTCAAATCGTGCTTGACTCCGGCAGTACTCCGACAGAAGATAACTTCTGGAAAGGTTGGTACCCAATGACCTACACAGACCCGGATTCGTATTTCAACGATCCCAGTAAGGTCCCGATGGGTGGGATGCCGGGAACCGAATCTGTCATCGGAAGCCTTGCAGGAACTAACCGTGGAATTTATCAGTTTGTTCCGAACTGGATTAACGTCTCCAAGGACGCTGTCATTGGTGCACTGATCCCAGAAATTCGACAGGTCTGCAACGATTCTGTCAACGCGCTTCTGGCCTACCGGTTCGCTTTTGGAAACCAGGACGGCATCCCGGATGACCAGAAGAACACCGACAATATCATTTCATCCATCAATGCCAGTAACCAGCAGATTTTCAGCCCGGTCAATGGACTTGGTAAGATCATGCAAACTCTGACTGATCTTACGCTTAAGGTTGATGCTTTGCAAGCATCAGTTAATCAGCTTCTTCCGAAGCCTCCTAGCTGAAGCTGAAAATCTTTCTGCTGAAGAGAAGGGGTTGTGATATGACAACCGATACAATCATGTATATCATTCTGATCTTGGTGATCATCCTGGTAATTGCGTCAGTGGTCGGATTCGTTCGCCGCTAAAGTAGTGCCAGGATAATTGCAACAATAATTGCAGTCGCTGACAAAGCAACCGACAGCACAATGGCAACCACCTGCCGAGTGTTGTCGGTTGCTTTTGCTGTACCGGTAGAGGTTCCCTCGTTCTTATCAACTCGCGCTCGTAATTCTGCAACTCTTTCAGCCATTGCAGCAATTTTGGTATCAATTTCAGTATGTGTGACAAAAGTAGCAGCCTGGTCAGTCAATTGAGCTCTAAATTCATTAACACCTTCAAGCCGTTTCTCGGCTGCTGTCTCAGCTTTGGCCACCGCTCTTTCAGCAGCTGCCATGGCAGTAGTTGTGGCTTTTTCAGATGAAACTGCTCTCTCATCCAAAAGAGCACGTAAGTCGTCAATTTGACGCTGCAAATACAAATGCAGAGTATCGACAGTCCAACCAGACTCAACCTGGCCAGTTTCTCCACTCATATCATTCCCCCGGGAAGCGAATCTTAACGCCCCAAGCGTAGCCCGAATTTACTTCGCTGGCAGACAGCTTTCTGCGTCTTGCAGGTCTACCCTCATCATAAGATTCAATGATCTCATTATTCCCAGCATAAATAGCAATGTGGCCAACCTGAATGCCGCGAGAACCACCATTGTTCCACGCGACAAGGTCACCTGGTCTAAGTTGAGAAATAGGAGCCTTCGTACCGGTGAAAGCTTGTTGTTGGGCAGTTCGGGGAAGATTAATTCCAAGCTGTCGATAAATCTGCTGGACGAGTCCGGAACAGTCGACACCGGTCTGAAGAGAGTTACCACCCCAAACATACCCGACACCAGAGGCAATGTAGTTCATACCCTTCTGAACCGCAGTCATACGTAACTGTCCGGTAGCTCCGGCAACAGTTGTATTGCCCATCATTACTGTCGGATTTGCCCAAGCCGCAGTCTTTTGAATAGGCGGTACAGAACTAGGCAAATATTTCCGGTAGGCACCACTGTTATAGACAGACCAGTCACGGAAAGTTCCGCCAGCACCCTTCCAAATATTGAAAGCTGCGACAGCACTTTGGTACGGATCAAATGGATTGCTTGGATACCAGGAATTGCCTTGGTGAACCGAGTTAATTTGAAACAAACCACGATCGACAGAACCATTGCGGTTCGCAGTGTTTACTGCACCAGGATTCCACGACGATTCCGCCATGGCAATAGCCATCATTGTCGGAACGGCAGATTCCGGAAAACCTGCTGCCCTGATGACATTTGCTACACCCTGAGCACCGCCAGCACCCCAACCAGCACTAGAATTCTGTCCAGCTTGCTGGTACTGCATCATATTCAGCTGACCAAGATTACCAGCCGAATACAAGGAATTCATGGCATCTTGCCATGCTTTTTGACGCTGAGCTTCTGCCTGAGCAGCTAGAGCTTGTCGCTGCCGCTCCTGCTGCATTTGTGCCGAGAGTTGTTCTCCGACAAGAGCTTTCTGGCCAATGTCTCGAATTGGCTGAAGCCTCGCCGCAAATTGATCCAGGCCAAGAGTATCAGCGATGGGGCTGATATTATCTTGCTCATGCTGAGAAGCTTGTCGTTGCTGAGTGACAGCCGCTTTCTTCTGCCAGTACGGACGATAATCGTACTCGTCCAGCGAACCTTCTTGCTGGACAGGATTTGTGTCAGGGTCCTGAGCCTGCAATTCACTCGGCCGGCGACCACTCAATACGTCATATATTGAGTTGTCGACAAGGGCCGAAGTCACTGTGCGCGCTCCTTAGTTGCAATATTCTTGTAGGAGGGCTTGCTTGTATCCAGCAGGCCGAGACCTGTCAAGAAGTTTACCAACTGAGTATTAAAGACCCTGTTTTTCTCCCCAATTTCGACAGCGCGTTGGTCAGCACCAAGTCCGGTGATACTGGTTCCAGAGATATTAGCAACTTGATTTACAATAGGAATGTTGCTATCGACATAATCCGACATGTCGCTGATATTAGCGCCAGTGTCGACCCTTGTCCGGGACGTAACTTCGTAAGGCACCTTAAAGACAGGATTCAGCATTCCCGCAATGTTTCGTGCAGGACTCCCATTTAGAGTGTCGTTAAGCAAAGCTTCCTGTGGCATACCCAGCGCAACAGAGTAATTTCCTGCAATCGGTCCGGTCAAGTTATCGAGAATAAACTGAGGGTACAGTTTATTATTCGGGAACGGATCGACAAGAGTATCGGGATTTACTCCCATCATCTGAGCAACATTGTACTCGGCCTTGAACAATCCCGTAACTCGGCCCGGCTTCGACAACATAGTGCTGAACACTACTGGCATTGCCTGTCGGAACCAGTTGTAGAACGGGAAAATTCTACGCATGTACTTCTGCTCAAATGGCGTCAGTCCCCTGACGTCAGGGTGGTGTCGACGAACAATAAGTCCAGCCGCTGAAACACTCTTGCCTTTTTCCAGAAGGTGCTGGAAGTGGGCAAGTCTTGAGAACTGACCTTCCGCCTCATTAACTTTGCCCATGGTCTGCATGTAGCGATTGGCCATCATCTTGTCGGCAATCTTGCTGGTATTCTCCATGATATCTTCTGTGGAGTGCCAGTTTTGCAAGATGCCTTCATTATGGGCCATCTTATACAGACCCTGGTAAGTAATGTCCTGGCCCTTGTATTTGAATGCCACATCAGACCCGGAGACTACTTCATCACGCAGCTTTTCAAGACCCTTGACTCCGGTCTTAGTAAACTCACCGGCAGCCTGCATTGTCTTAGCTGCAATTCGGTACGGTCGAACCGACATGACGCCATTGAACGCTGCAATCATAATATCTGACCACAAGTTTCTAACGACATGCCCTGGCCGAGCAATAGTCATAAAAGGCTTCCAGATTTGCATGATCGGATCAATGATATGATTCGCAAACCATGCAATCCCTCCCTTTTGACCCCGGAAAGAAGTTTGGGAGCCGATGAGTCTATCCAACTGCTGAATATACTCACCGGCATCCCTGGGATAAAAAAGACCTGTGTCGACGTAATTCCCAAGCTTCGAGAGTTCTCCGGCTCGCAGTTTAACGTAACCCGGCTTAGGTACGTTACTGCCGAAGCGCGACGCGGAAACCCCAACCGTTTGGCGCGTCTCGATTAGCAAGGCAGCCTTGTTAATTTTCTCAAGCTCTGGCAGCGGATCTTTTATGTCCCAATCTCGCACCTGTTCCGGAACAAGTGCGCGATCCTCCGGCTTTGCCGGCTTCTTGAAACGGAACTTACTTCCCGCTTCTTCCAGAGCTTGGTTTATTGCGTCAATGGATGCACCATTACGCCACAACCTTCCACGTAAACCGTTACCGATCGTATGGTCAATAACTCCTTTCAAATCGTTGTATGCGGCAAGTACGGCAGGGTCCTCTGGAATCTGCCCTCTACGAAATGCTGTCCAGGCTGGATCAACACTGTCACCGTGAGTCTTTGCAATTTTGCTCAGAGAAGCTCTAAACATCAAGCCTTCTCTGTCAGCGCGAGATTCTAGTGCACGCCACTCGTGTGCTTGTCCACCAGTATGGTATCCGAATTGGAAAGCATTCTTGAGCGGATGCATAAGCTTATCGAGAAAACTGTTAAGCGTAATGTCAGTCTTTTCGCCAAGAGTCAAGAACGGAATCCCAGCTTCTTTGGCAATTTGGTCAGCATTACGCTCGACAAGAAGATATAGCTTCCCCTGTCGGAGCATAATCTTCTTGTCAGCTTGGGGGGTAAACCCTTCTCGAACTCTTACATTCTCGGCAAACTTAGCGTTCCTCGCGGCTGCAAGGTCAGCTTCCGGCACAACTTTAGCAACCATCGGGCCAACTTGATGAACTGCTGAGACAGCAGCATCATTAGAGGCTCCGATTTCTTTGGCAGACTTACTGATGTCGTTTCCGACATTTGCTACGGAATCAATTGCTTCCGACAGGGAGCCTTTCGCCATAGAATTCTGAACATCATCAGCTTTGGTCTTAGCGAGAGTCTCTCCATCGACAAGGTCCTTGGTCCCAAACTTCTTACTGGTCTCGACAAGCTTTGCAGCGAGGGCAGCCTGATTCATGGCCATGGATCGAGCAACAATATCTACCGACCCAGCTGCTTCAATACTTTTTGCACGGGATGCATTTCCACGCAAAGCTTCTCGCATAGCCTTGGCAATTGCCGGAGCAGCTAGTGTAGGTTCGACGCCTAGCTCGCTCATCCTGAGCGCTTCAGCGGCCCCGGCGTGCCACTGGGAAGGGTACAGGTTACCCGCACCCTTCTTAGAAGCCGCACCAAAGTTGTAATCTTCGACGATATTTCTAGGCAAAGCCTCGAAAATATCGGCTGTCGACATGGTGTAGGACTTGCCATCAGTGGAAGTAATCTTCGGTTTGACGCCTTGACTTGCCAGTTCATCGAATTTCTGCCGGGCGGCTGGAACTACTTCGTTGTACATAGCCTCTGCACGGGTCACATCTGTCGGAGGCGTCCTGTTAATCATCAGATCAGCAGGAATTTCGTTAACCTTGACATCCCTCGACAGGTGCGACAAGTTTCGGCCAGCTTCTAGTCCACGGCCTCTGGCCGCTTCCTGCGCAGTACCGACAATTCCGTCTTTCTCCATAAGTGCCATGTGGCGCTGAGCAGTTTTGTAGTCGATTCCCAAATCTTGCGACAGCTGTCGAGGCGAAACATGCATACTGTCGACAGCATATTGTGCCGACCGCATGTACTCTTCCGGGTTTATCTCCTTAATAAATCCGGGAGCCTTTGGCATAGACTTCTCAGCTTGGAAAATATTATTGGCAGCCTTAGTGGTCAACACATTAATATGCTGACCCATTGCAAGACTGTCAAGAGTTGTCGGCTGCTCAGTACTGCGCTTAATGTGGTCAAGAACTGGCGGTTCGGCGGTGATCGCTTCCTTAACAATCTCATCTGGAATAACATGAGCCGGTGCCGCAGGAGCTACTTCAGTAGGAATCTTGTACTTAGCAATCTCAGCCGGATCAGTAATTTCCTTCCAGTACTGTCGAACAGGTGCAACGGCCGTAACTTCTTTTACTGGCGTGGCAGCAGCTTTTGCAGTTTCGGCAGCCTTTGCGACATCAGTTGCTCCACGAGCAGCTTTTGCACCAGCACGAATAGCCGCCGTAGCTCCGCCAGCGACAAGATTAGAAGGATCAAGGGCAATGTCCAAAGCGAGCCCGCCAGCACCCGCCAGGACATCTTCTGCTGACCCACCGATATGATTCTCAGGAGTTCCCCCAAACAAGAAAGTTTTGTCGAGGTTGTCTCCACGAAGACTTTCACGAATGGCATCGGAAAAAGTAGTCTTTTCCCGTCCAGTAAAGCCTTCCCAAGCGGCACCAAATGGATTACGTACCTCTGCACCGGCATCACCCTGCAAAGAATTGATATTTTGTGCTGTGGCTTTAGCAATTCCTGCAACGGAGTAAAGCGGACGGGAAAGGATGTCGAGAATTCTTGTTCCGACACCAGGATCAACATTTTGCTGAATGACATCGTCAAATCCACCCCAATTCTTCGGATGATATCCCGACAAATTGAGCGCCATTTGGGTTGACTTTGTTTGGGGCCGCCCTGCCCCTACTTGCTGCAAACTTTTAATATACTGATTAGCTAGGGCTGTAACACTGTTGTTGGTGTTAGCCATAATCCCTACTTCTTATTGTAAAAATTCTGCCAGAACGAAGAAGCGGCAGCTTGTGCAACTAGTGGATCGAGACCTTTTTGCTGTGCTGCCCTTTTAACATAATCTACGAACTGGTACATATTACCTGCAATAGCGGCCGGGTCCTCGCCACTTGCAGCCGCAGCAGAAACTGCCTGTGTAACAAAGTCATAGTAATCTTTAGCAGCAGATTGGTTTCCACCTGTTGCAGAAGAAATTTGACTGATAGTCCTCGACACGGGGTCCTGGTCGTTCAGTGACGTACCACTATGCTGCTGGCTCTGATTATCAATTTCCTGTTGCCTCAAACGCTGATTTGCAAGAGCGGTAGCCAAATCAGTACCGTACTTTGCCTGATCCAACTGATACTGTCGATCGACATTAGCCTGATTCTGTTGAGCTTTCTGTTGATCGAACAACTGACTCAACTGGGCCTGCTGTCGTTGCTGACCAAGTTGCTGCTCCTGCAAGCCAAGATTTGCGGCAAACTGTTGGTTCTGAGTGTTAGCACCGTACGTATCTTTGTAGGCACCATAATTAGCCTGCTGAAGCTGGAAATCTCTATCCGACAATTGCTGAGCAAGTGACAATGCAGCTTGAGCTTGGTCACCCTGAAGCTGGAACTTATTCTGCTGATATCCTTGAAGAGTATCTCCGAGACGAGCAATAAGCTGCTGTCGGGCTGCAACACCTGCTGTATCGTCAGCCTGAGAAATATTACTTAGGTAATCAGCCTGGCCTTGGCCCTGCTGAACAATTGCAGCATTCTGGTTTGCACCTTCACGCTGCGCCTGAGATTGCTGGTAAGCCTGGTCAGCAGAATTGTTACCAAGCACATCCTTGGCAGATTCTTCTTGCCCAAGCTGCTTCAGAAGTGCGGCTTCCTGATTCTGAGTGCTCGAATAGTTCTGTGCAGTGTCCTGGACAAGTTGATTCGTAGCATTAGTTTGCTGCTGAGAAGCATCCTTATAACGAGCCGCAGAACTAGCCGCAATCTTAGAGATATTGTCGGCAAGATTTTGGTACAATCCTGCTGTGATCTGATCGTTGCGGTTATATTGCCCTTCTGCCTGTGCGGCCGCCGCATCGATTGCCCTGTACCGAGGGTCGTAAATTCCCGCTACCTGGTTTCTAGCCTGGTCTGTGAAATCCCGGTACTCGAAACTTGGAGCCTGAAAAGGTTCCGGGTTATAGCCAATACCCCCGTCGGAACTTCCATCAAATCCACCGGGAGCAGGGTTATTGGCACCACGTTTTCCACCGACAGCAGGGCCGCCCAAATCTGTCTTTAGACCGGCACCAATAGCTTTTCCGCCAGTAGTAGCAATATCAGCTACACGGCGAGCCACATTTCCCAAGGCTCCGAGGTTGAAGTTTCCCAATGCTTGCTGAGCAATCGTCCTGCCAATGTTTCCAAGTGTTGTCGGACCACCTGTATTGCGAGCAGCTTGTGGTGCCGACTGAGGCAAATTACCGCCATTAAAAGGATCACGAGTCGTCCCAACTTGGCCGGTAAAAGGATCGCGTGCGCCACCACCCGACAACGGATCAAGTCCCCGCTGTGGGACAGGATTTCGCTGGGTCGACAAAGCCGCCCGAAGGGCTGTCGGATTTTTCAGCAGAGCTTGAATCTGCGGAGTACTGTAGCCCTTGGCGACAAGCGTCTGAATTTGAGCCTGGGTAGGAGCCATTTAATTATGCCGCCCTTTGAATCACATTCTGTCGGCCAGGAGTAACCTGATCCCGAGAAACACCAAGCTGAGCCATAATCGAACTGATGGCATCTTCCTGGGCAGCGGCGTCTGCGGCATCTTGCTGGCCGTAGAAACTACGCTTATTCAAGTCTTGAGTGTCGCGCCAACTCTTTTGATCCGTCAACGCAGAATTTCGCCGATCGTTAAACTGGCTATTCATATTCGACAGTGCTTGCGCATACAAACCAGAATTAAACAATCCTCGTCCTGCGAAATCACCCTGATTTGCCTGGTAAGCGTCACCATAAGCTGAACCCTGAGCATTGGGGTCGAATCCAGCCTCGTCATTTCCTGCACCAAGCTGCAAAGCTCTCATTCCAGTACGAGGAACTGCCGAACGCCAGCCCAATTGTCGCTGAGCATTGTCGAAAGTCGTGTCGTACTGACCACGAGCAAGAGCCTGCTGGGCGTCAAAATCTGAGCGGGCACGCTGCATTTCTGCCTTGGCTCGCTTATAAGGTTCACTGGCAAGCGGATCAGGAATTGTAATATCCTGCATTACCGGAGCAGGAGGCGCATCACCCCCGCCACCAAATCCACCAGAGAATCCGCCAGAACTTCCTCCGGTGTAGTCTCCACCGCCTCCTGAACTTCCACCAGAACTTCCACCAGAATAACTTCCACCCGAACTTCCCCCTGAACGAGCAGGTGCCGGGGCGGAATAAGATGGAGTGGCTTTCTTTGCAGGTGCCGGGGCAGGTGCCGGAGCCTTATAAACCGGGGCATTCTTAATTGCCTTGGTTGCAGTTTGCACACCCTGAACTGCACGGGCTGCAACTTGTGCTTTCTGAGAATTTTGAACTGCCGTAGTATATGCCCGCGCCGCGGCAGCGGCACGAAGAATATCAGCGACGGTGGTCATTTACTGAAGCCCCCTCAAATAATCCGGGTCCATGAATCGCTGTCTCTGACCAGCGCTCATTCTTGCCAAAATGGCACGCTTTCTTGCCTGAGCCATCATATCTCGCTGCTGGTAACCTTCCTGAGCATCAGGAGAAACTGGTCCTGATGTCGGATTCGGCCGGCCAAACCCATACATTTTCGCACCGGCAGCATATGGAGTGTAGGCATCAGGCTTACTGAAGCCGGCATAACTCAGGCCATAATCCATAGACATTAGTTCGTCTCCTTAGCCACCAACTGGGCTTCTCTAAGGAATACTACCATCCCAATGATCTTCACACTGGAATCAGCACCGTTTGTGTTGGCAACAGCCGCACCCGACAATAAGATATACATAGTTCTGAATCTGAACTTCTGCTTGATACTCTTGACATCTTTTACATTATATTCGCCGGCAGCAGGTGAAACAGTCGAACTGTATGCCGTCAAATCAAAGTCATCCCAGTTTCCCGGATCAGACCAAATAAAATGCGCAGCTTCATAATCCCATGTCGGATTCTGTTGTGAGTTAGGGATTCTGATTGTCGTTGTAAAGTTGCCAGAAGTCGCAATCTGCACATGACCATGTGAAATAACTTTGAATCCCTGTGGGATGTCAAAGTTAGTGATCTTGGTCTGAACACTCCAGTTAAACGACTCTGTACTTCCGACACCTGTAACTCGATCATCCCGGAAGAAGTAAATCTTATTCGGATCGGCAGATGTGGCGCTGTGCATGTACGCAGTATCGAGACCAATGTTGGCGGTCGGAATAACGACAATCTTACTGAATTTCCTTGCCATGGTCCACCGAGACCACCGCTGCACACGCAATGCATACACGAGCATATTTGTGTAGTAACGAACAAAAAGTCTGTCTCGGAATAAAGTCAAACCAAAAGTGTCGTAGGAATTTAGTGTTGCATCGAGAACCTGAGTTAGCGCAACAGGAGAAGAAATTCTCTTGTAAATTGAGTTCACAAGTTCGTATACAGCATTGTCATGTAGCGTGTAGACCGTGTTGGAATTATATACGACAGCGCAGTTAATTGCAGGCACACCAATTTTGCTGTCGATAATAGTCAAATCAGCTGCACTTGGAAGCTTTGAATAAGTAAATCTGTAAGTAGAATGCTCTTTGAAGATAATGATATCGTTACCGGCAATTACAAGGTCGACAACTTTCTCGCCATCTCCGGGATTCACGTCAAAGTTATCCGAACCGTTCCAAGTTGTCGGATCACCGACAGCGCAGAAACGTACGCGAGCAGTATTTGATGTCGCGGTAATACCGCAACCAACAAAAATACGATCCTTATAGAGAACCGCTGCTTCCCCTTGTGGAATAGCCGCTACTGTCGTAAAGGTAATTGTCGGGTTAGTGGCATCGAAGTAACCACCAGAACCCGACGCGCCAGGTTTAGGAATTATCCAGAGCTTATTGTTGTACTGGATACAGCAGACAGCCTGAACTGATCCAGTAATAGCCTCTGCAATACCAGACGAAGCATTGATTAGTCTGATGGTATTTGAAACCGACAGCACGATAAACGTACGGCCATCGTTTGGAATATATCTTCCAATGACTCGCAAGTTTGTAATAGGGCTAGGCGCGACAGAACCACCGGTCGTCCAGTTAATCGTAAGATCGCCGATAGCCGGGCGATTTACCAGGGAACCATCAAGATCAACCTCAAGATTAGTAAGGTCATATACTTCATTATCAGCAATGTTCTCACCCAACCCTGAAGAATTTCGCATTCCACCGATGAAAGGTCCCATTTTCACCGGTGTGAACTTAGTTGTCATATACATTCCTCTTCTGGATCACGGAAAAGAGGATAAGTACCCTGCATTGAATCTTCTGCGTTCTGCCCAACCTTAAGCATGTCCTCAAATCGGGTCATCTTGGCTGCGGCAGTCTCGTAATCCTCATCAAGTTCATTAGCTTTGGCTTCGACATACTCGCAAATTCGCGGGAAGAATCTATCCGACAGGGGAAGCAAGTCTCCCGACACGGTGACATTCGCCGGTTTCGCAGAACCATACACAGTGACAGTCTTTACTGCATCCGGGACAGGCCAAAGTTGAAAATAATCGGCCTGTTGAGACCAGTACTGTGGAGTTCCCTTTTCAGTGGTAAAGGAATCACCAGTTTGTCGTTGGATTTCTTCAAAGGAAATTGTTTTCAGGAGGGACGTATCGTACTTGACGCCAGTAACGTACAACAACCCTGTCGGATAGCTGTACTCATTCTGCCCAATTACTGAGTTCTGTGTATAGCGTCCCTGGTAAGCCTTTGGGTCACGGGTCGTAATTTCAAGCACTGCCATGTTGATGTACCGAATAATCTTCGGGGTATCAATTTGGACGTTTGCGACGTCGCCAAACTGCTCGGTGACCCAGGTAATCACATCACCGACAGTCTTAGTACCGAGCGGCTGAGGCATTTACCTATAGACCTTTCCATTGTGCTTGTAAGTATGCAGCGGGGACTTCAGAACCGACACCGCAAAATCAGCAGCCTCAGCTTCAATTTCCTCACGCCTAGCAGCCTCGAAAAGTTCTCGGGCCATTTCATTAGCTTTCAGCTGATCTTCCAGAGGGCGGCCAAGCCTTTGCATGTCCAGTGAATAAATCCGAGCAATGACATTGTAATTGATATCAGCTTGATTAATATAAAATACCACATAAGGATCGCCCACATGCGGGGCACAGAGAACAGCACAGTCGAGTTGGCCATGTTCTTTATCCGGATTCTCTACCCTTACAAGAGAAAGAGTTGGGTCATAATCGCTCAAAATCTGAGCTACAAGAAGCTGCTCCTGGGAAAACACACCATCCGGAGTGATGAAACTATTCCCAAACATTTCATCTTTAAACAGTGGATTCTGACTCATGAAACGCCTGCCCAAATAGAACCCTGTGCAGTGAAAGCACCAAGAGTTGCTGGAAGGGTTGTCGTTCTGCCAGTATCGGCAGTCGCAAACCTAGCATTTGCCGCCGACAAAATACCGTTTTGAGCACCACCCTGGACAGCATTTCCGGCCCTGAAGAACGGCATCGTGGTTCCGTTTCCAAACAGAACTACATAGCAGTTCCCTGTCGGGACAACTTGTGGTGTGATGGCCGCAGTTTTTACTCCAAGAGAAGTCCAAGCGACAGACTGATCCGGTGCAGTGGCCAAAAGTGCCTTCGCTGCACTATAGAGACCAATCAAACACTGTGACGCTGTCAAAGTTGCGCCAGCTGTCGAAACTTCGACATGGAGATTGCTGATTGTCTGCGGAGAGCGCAGATTAATCTTCACAACCCAGCAAGTTCCAGCGACAGGTTGAATACCGTCACGCCAATCGGCCGGGTCGCCAGACCAGCCTTTGAATCCAATATCCGCAGGAATTGCAGAGCCGGCAAAACCTGGCTGAGCACCAGCAATTAGGTCGTTGTAATACGCAACCCTTTTATCCGCAAGGCTACCATTGTAGCCTATTGACTGCATATAGTTGAATTCACCACTCGTCATCTTTACTCCAAGCCCAATGAGTCCAGTTCTTACGCCAGATATCGGCAATAAGAAACACAATTACCAAAGTGAACGAGCCATACATCAGGGCTCTAGCTTGGTCTCGAACAAAACCTGTAAACATCCCAAGTTGGAGCAGGAAGATAAAAACACAAAGACTGGTAAAAAGACCGGTAAAAATCACTAACCATTTTCCTAGTGAATACTTCCACCACTTCAACTTCAGAACAACAGTCAAAAAAGCAATAAAAGCACTAAGCGCCATTGCCCAAAATGCATATGTACCGGCATCCATTACTTTCTCCGTCGCCGTTCCAATAGTTCTATAGCTTCCTCAAGGTAGTGATTATGGACCTTCCTAGCTCTAATAGGTCCCAAAGTTATTTTCGCTTCGACTTCCTGCACATTAATGGTTTGCTCGATATCCTGCTCGAAAGAGACCGACAATTTAGCACTTGCTAAACGTTGCTTATCTTCTTCCTCTTCTTCAGGAATCGGCTGAGTCGTGTTGGCCCTCCAATACTTCCTGCCTCGCAATGAGTGCAGGTGTCGACACACGCGCGAGTTCCGCATACTCATTGTTAAGATCAACCAGCCTTTGATTATTTTTGATGCTTCGGGAGAGAGCTTCTTGGAAGAGGTCCTGTGCTTCACGCAATGTGTGCAGAACTTCACGATGATGCTCCTCAATTTCAGCTATGCGCGCTAGATAGTATTCCTCTAGGCGCCTAACTTCTCTATCGGAGATTTTCTTCGGAACTAGCCAACCCATCAGCAGAAGAAAAACAACCACTGCTAGAAGAGATTCAGGCCCCCACTCCACCAATGTTGTGAACATTCTCTCCCCATACCTCAACACAACAAAGGCTAAAAGAAAAGGGCCATGGCCTTTTCAGACCAAGGCCCTTTTCGGCACAGCTTATTACATTAGCTCTCCGTGATGTCCTTAATCACAAAGTGAGCATTGCGACGATCAGTGGCAAGTTCCGAGTACTGGAACAAAGTTGCGGAGTAAGCATCCTTACTCGGGTCCCGAAGCCACATCGAACCATCTTCATCCATGAAGGACCAGTCGGATTCGCGGTAAAGCTTGATTGCATCCTCGCGCAGACCGTAGAGAGTGTTGAAGGGGCAATCCTTATCCGCAATCAGCGGAATATCACCACGGTCCGTGGTAAATGCAATACCAGCGAAACCACCGGTAAATTCCTTCTGGTTCACATAACGCCGCTGCTGAGTGAGCAGGTTCGCATAAGAACGACGGACACCGAGCGAAGTAACCATGACCGACACGTTCTTACCGCACTGGCGATAAGTAAGGTCGACCTGCTTGGAAATCATCGTCTCAGAAATCGCACGAGGAGTACCACCGTTGGCATTCACATAGGACTTCCACACGGGAACGTTGTTCGGGTCAATATTCTCGTAAGCGACACCGCCAGTGTTGTTGACCTTAATTCCGAGGCCAGCCCACTCACGGTTTGCGTTACCAGTTCGGACAAAAACGTCCAGGTTGGTAAACGACACAGCCGCACCGTCGAAAGTCACCGAACCAGTACCGTCATCGTTGTTCACGATGGCAGTAACATTTCGGGCCGTGGCCTTCGCCGTAGAGTCCGCCGCCAAGTTCGCAGCGGTGTAGATATCAATAACCTCGTTGATCTGAAGGTTATCAATACCAGAAGTAATGACAGCAGTGTTCAACGACGTGGTCGAAGAAGTAACTGCAAGAGCACCAGAACCCGTGCCATAAATCTGACGGTTCAGATCGACAGCGCAGTCAACACGGAGCCGCTCCATTTCATGCTTAAGCGCAGAAACGAAAACCTGTGGCTTAGAATTGGCCAGCTTCAAAACCTGGCCAGTAAGACCAAGCTTTGCGTAAAGGTACTTCAGCGGAATACGAGCCGCCGCAGAACCCTGCTGACCTGCCGTCGGCAAGTTTTCATTTTCACGCCGAGCACCGAGACCTGAGTCGCGAAGATAGTGAACGCGAAAAGTACGTTACTTTGCACCGACCATGTCCGTCACAACGTCAGCTTCTCCACCAGTCGGCTTAACAATCCGGCGAAGAATCAGGGTGTCGTCATTAAGCTGCATACGCAGCGGGTCCTCGTACATTTCCTTCGCAAGAGCGGAAATGGTGGAAAGTGTTGCGGGCACTGGTGTCTCCTTTTGACTAGGACAGGTGCTTAAGTTCCTCTAGTCGCCGGATCATTTCCTGGTCTCGCGCCTTTTCATCTTTGGGATCAAAAGTGCGATTACCTCCGGGATTACTCCCGGTAGGATTCATAATCAACGGCTGATTAGTGGGTCCTTGGCCCTGCTGATTCCTTAGAGTATCATACAAATGTTGGTTATAGGCTCGCTGAGCCGCGTGTGCCTCCAACACGATTTTGTCGATAGACTTATTACCGCCAGCCTTCAGACTCTTGTCAACTTCAAACATGATCGACGTGAGAAGCTGGTCGTTCCTGATTTCATCATTTGCAAGGCTGGGATCGGCCTCGTAAACCTTGCGCATTGCTGCATCAAGATCGTTTCCAAAAATGCGTTCCTGTTCAGCCATAACTTGCTGCTGAACCATTTGCTCCTGACTCTGTCGAAATTGTGTAAGCTCCGACATCTGCTGCTTAAGCTGCTTAATTTCAAGCTGCTCAGGAGTCAAATCTTCATCAGGAACTTCCGGAGTTTGCTGCTGATCTTGCTGACCCTGCTGCTGAAGTTCTCCGACAGCTTGCGCAGCCTGGCCAGTAGTGAAACCGTACGTATTTACCAGCGCATTGAAAACCTTCTGTGCACCCTCGGGCGTATCCATCATCTGGAAGACTTGGTATGCGTAACCCAACTCTTCCGGCTGAGCCTTCAGGAATGGCTCATAGGGTGCCCACTTATCGGAGACTTCCGACAGCGCCTTTTGGTGCCGGGCATTTACATCTGCAATGACCTTATCCAGCATCTTTCCTTCACGGAAAGCGGTCGGGAGGTCTGCATAAACTGAATCTGCCGACAGGAAATCATCATTTGAGGTTGATGGGGCAGCGGGTTCCTGCGGTACGTTTTCATTCGGGATGTTTGCGTTGTTGTCGGGAGTAACTTCACCGCCGACTGAGGCCGACGAATCGCCCCCGGCAAGAGCGGTAAGCTGCTCCTGCGTAACTTCACCTGGCATGGACATTAATTTTCCTTAGATTCCCGCCGCGTCATAACCGACACGGAGTGCAAAAATCTTGTCGTTGAGACTCATGGACTGAAGCATTGCCGTTGTGTAGTACGAGCCATTAAGGGTCGTAAGCTGCGCATCAATCGCAGCCTGGTCCTTCACGGCATTGTGCGTGGTAGCCGAAATAGGAGAAGCGTTGCTTGCATAATTAAAACGCTTATCCACCACCGAGAGGCTGTTGCCCGTTTCGTTGGTCGCCATTTTGTGGTCCACCCCCTTCCGGTGGCATCATTTGTGCCGCTTGGTCTTGCTGCTGCCCAGCAAATTGTTGTTCAGTAGCCGGATTTGCTACGTCAGGCCCGGCCATTCCTGGAATGGGCCCTCCACTCTGTGCCATCATATCACGTTGTGCGCCCATCATCATTTGAACCTGATGATGAAGAATGTGATCTGCAAATTCCTTCTTAACTCGATCACCGAGAGTCTCAAATTCTTGAGTCTTACGGAATCTGTTATGGACCTCGATGTGAACTTTGTGGTTGTCGTAATCATTAACAGGAACCACAAGTGGCTTCTGCAACGACATCCCAGTACCAGGATCAAATGTCGACGGATCGACATAACCGTTGGCATCCGGCAAAAGTTTCTGCTGATATTCCTGATCGCCCATGAGAAGCTCATTTGGATCGAGCTTCTTCATCTTGAGATTTTCACGCTGTGCTTGAGCGTAATCAACCTTGATGATTTCAGTAATACGCTTGACGCCGCCCATCGGCAACAGATCAAGCAAGTTCTCAGGAGTGATAAAGCCCATCTTGGCCATATCCATCAAGAGAGCTTGCTTAGCGGTCTTGCTCTCAGGAATCATTTATCCGTGCTCAATGCGGATAGCCAGCCCCCGAGAAATCTGCGCACCCTTCAATTCAACAGCATCGAAGGCTGCATCCATACCGATGGTACGAATAATTCTAGGCAGGTCCCACATGTCGGCAACAATCGACAGGGCCTGCTTTGCTACCTTTTGAACGAGAGCTTCACCGCTAGCAATTGTTGCCCAAAAGACAGTGTTATCTTGTTCCAGCAGGAAGTTAATTGCTGTCGCCGCTACGACACCCGATCCCGGAGATTGCCCTTTCGACACGCTGTGTTGTGCCGAAATATCCTCCAAGTCTCGGCGAACGACATTAAGTTCATCACTGACAAACGCCGGAATTGGCTGAGCCAAAATAGGTGTCGGTGGCTGAAATCCAGGCTTAACAGGAATCAATTCACCAGGCCGAGAAGTTACACGGTTAGGATCAATTGATCCTTCAGTGTAGGCAAGTTGCGTCTTGCCGGTGCGCAACATAGAAATAATCATCTGGTTGCGCGTACGGTTATAGTGCCTCTGAAGAGGAATTGCATCGACAAGAGGCGAGTCCCGGTAAAACTTTCCAGTCAGAATATCTCCCCAGTGCGCATGAGGATATTCACCATGAGAATAAGGAAGTCGCCCAAGCTTCTGGACAAGTTGGTCTCCGACAATTGTAAGAAGTGCACCCTGTGGGAAATCTCTATGGGCTCCTGGCTTCAGGTACATTTCAATAACACGGACAGCATCCGGCTTAGCCGAATTATCGTTCTTGATCCTCCAATAAGAAGATTCAAAAATCTCCTGGCTGCCGATGCAATCAGGTTCGACAGGATGCTGTAGATAGTCCTTCCAAAAGGTATTAACCCACAGCACAGGCTTGGTGTAGACTTCCATAACATAAGTTTGTGACTCAATCTCTTCTTCCAAAAGGTCAGGCACAAACAAATTGAACGGAGTTACGGTTGCAAAGCATAAATCACCAGGCTGTGGCTGCGGCTGGGTGATAATTGGATTTACGGCTAGAAAGTTGTAATCAACCTTATTACTGTCCCAAAAAGTCTTAAAGAATCCATTGCCGGTCATCACTGTCCAGAATGCACAGCGAATCAATTTCTGCTGAATCTTCTGAGTATCGTACAGTGAATCCCAAACTGCCTGTCCGCCTTGCGCTGCAAGCAAGTCATCGTCACTAGCCGACACGGGAATAACACTAGCTGTCGGCTTTTCGCTCGTCATCCGCGAAATCTGCTGTCGAACCAGGGGTCGCAGCAGATTCGTCACCAGTTTTTGGTTGTAGCTTGGGAGATTTGGGGTAACAATGCGGCCACCCGTAATGAGATTTACCCACTGCTCCCCACCGTAATGGAGAAGATGAAGCTCCCAAGTCTTTTGGTACTGAGCCCTCTGATTTCGACACTTGTCATACTCCGACTTAACCCATTGCACAAGTCCATCGTCGGAAACAGTGCCTTTTGATTGCTTGTCGGTTGGACTAGTAGGGTCAGACTTCGAGTCCTGCGTCGCGGAGGGCTTGTTCAATTTCGTCTTGCCCAAGAGCTTGTTCACCGCTGACGTCATATTGGCCTCTCATAACTTCACGCAAAAACTCTCCGTTATCGGAGGGATCATAGTCGGGCTCGACAGTGCTAGTTACGGTTTGCATAGCCTGCACTTGTTGGTAAGCTAGTGGGTCTTTTGTACCCAACAATCCGATCGTCTTATCCAACAATTGTCTGACTGCAAACGAGTCCTCTTGGTTCGAGTGTACCTTACTCTCGAAAAGTTCTAGGAACTTATCAGCCCTTTCTCGCTCCGCCCGCAATTGCCCCCTGACCAACAACCAAATCACTAAACTTGGCAGAATTGCCAACAGCAGCCACAAGCCCATCCACATTAGCAACCAGGCAGACACGAGTCTCCTCCAAAGTTTGAACTAGCGCCTTAATGTGATTTTCGAGAGCCTCAATCTTCGCAGCTTGTTCATCGACACGAAAATGAGAAGCAGCTTCCAGCACACAATTCTCGCAGAGCATAACTACTCCGACAAAATCTTCGTCATAACCCCAATGAATGCAATCACGATCCATTGCTCCACAGCACCAGCATTTTCCAGGTGATGGCAAATTGTTGCCTTCCACCACCATAAACCGGCCGGGCTCCCTAGGAATCGTAGTCATAATTTTCTTCCTCCCAAGAATCTTCACCAAACGGCTTCGGCCGCTTAATTTTCACTGGCGCGTACGCATTTGGCGGTGAATTCGCCATATTTACCAGTGTCTGTAGGTAATCGTGTTCATCGAAAATCTCGAGTTTTTCAGCCGTAAGCTGTGAATCTGTCAAATCTGGATATTGTGTAAACATGTATCGAATTGCATCCGGGGCGTGGTCATGCAGCTTTTTAATCCGCTCCGGTGGGTTAGTCTGTGAACGCAACTTCTCAGACTGAATGTAATCCCACTGAAGCTTCTTCATTTGGTCACACAAGACGGGACAGCGATTTAGGGAAATTTCCCAAAATGGCCTGTTACCGCGCCGAGGATTAGGTCGAAGATACTGCTTTACTTTTTCGACACCAATCTTAACTCCTACTTCACCCTTCGGAATTCCTTCCGTGGCGATGAATATTCCAAGCTTGGCGTACTCAGTGACCACTGAAGTTCCAGTAATTTCCCGGGTCTGGTTCATAGCAGGATCACCAACACGGTTATAAACTTTAATATTATTCTTGCTCTCAAACTCCTTCATGATCTCAACCCACTCATCGACACGCAGACCCTTGTCGACAAATTCTTGAAACGTAATGACCGATTCTTGATTAGGCGACACGGCAGTGTAGATAATGGCTGTCGGGTTAGTCCAGCCTGAATCCATAGCTACCCAAATTGTCCAAGTTTCAGGTGGCATCCACTCTTTCGACACGGTGGCATGAATGCTGGCCTGAAATTCAGGGTAAACTTTGCCACCCCGCGGCACATAAGCACCATGAGCACGAATCTTCTGCTCATCTTCCGACAGGTCGCCAAGAGTTCTATCGACAGTGCCTTCTGGTAGATTATCTGCATTGTCGATTGTGTCGACCCAAATCACCATGTTTCGGGATTCGACATGAACTTTCTTGTCAT